CCCTTGGGGCCGAGAAGCCCGAAGCCCTCGATGACAGCGGGCTGAGCGACGCCCGTAGCACGGGCCTTGTGGACGCTCAGAGCGGTGACGCTCAGAACGTAGGAAGCGGTGAGCGCAGCAGCCTGAGCCGCCTGCTCCCACTTGTAGAGGTCTGCGCCCAACTCAGCCGGGTTGGCCGTGTTGAGGACGTAGCCCTCGGGTGCGTCGATGCCCTGAGGCACGACGATGGACAGGGTTGCCATGGTATGGCTCCTTTCGGGTCAGCGAGCGTCACACCGTGTGACGCTGGCATCGTCCAAGGTAGCGATCGAACGCCCGTTCGTATCACGAACGCCCGTTCGTGCGTCACACCGTGTGACGCTCGTCCTCGGACACCAACCAACGTAATGGTCGAACAAGTGTTCGTATTACGAACATATGTTCGATCCCCCCACCCTTTATTTGCTTGCGCAAACAACTAAGTGGGTAGGAAACACCCGCCGAGACAATGCCATACTGCCCCATAGGCCCCCCCTAAAATTGCCCCACTCGTATATTGGGTACTAAAGATAGGCCCGCATGATAAGTTGGTTGTATGGAAGGTAACGCTTACCACGGAACTAAAGCCAATATTGAGTCTGAGGTTTTGCCGCCCACTGTTACGGGCAATTACCGCAGTGAAGGCGGAAGAATGTTCCCTGATGTCACGTTTTTCAGCGTTGATGAAAAACTGGCATGGGACATGGCCACACGAGCCAACCAAAAGGTCGCAGGACGCCCCCGTGTGTACACCACTCAACCTGTAGGAGAAACCACAACTGATCCAGTTGGCCCCACAATAGGACCCAGAAAATCATTCGCTGCGCCTAAACAGAAGATTACGGATGTCAACTGGATTCCAACTCCTCCAGAAGGCTCCACAGGAGTTCAAGGCACCCTCCCAGAAGTCGATTGGACTCAGTACGGCGGCTCTAACTACGACGTGTTAGGCAAAGTTAACAAAGAACAGTTCAACATTTGGGAATTCTTGTAACACTGTGACTTCCGTCACACCCCCCGCACCCCAATAGGTCTTCATATGGCTTCTTATCCACAGGCACGGTAAAAAGCGAAATCCATATACGAACATATGTTCGCCCCGCCGTTCTGTCATGTTTGACGGTTGGCCGCTGTTAGTATCAAAATATGGAGGTTCAAATGAACGATATGAAAGAAAAAACCATGTACGTACTGGCCGTCGGAGTCATGCTGGCGATTCTCGTCGCCATTGTCGGTGACTATCTGGTCGCCGCTATTGAGACTCAGACGACTGGCGAGGCCGTTGAGGTTTCATCCGACGTGATGACGCTCGTGCAGACTGCTCTGGGCGGCGTCATTGGCATCATCGGTGGTTACTTCGGCGCTAAGGGCATGAAGAAAGACGACTGATGGCTGCAAGGGATAGCCTTCAACCAGAACAACTAAAAATGTTCATGTCTGCCAATGAGATTGAACAACAGTACGGTCCTATGGAGTCTGTTGACGCCACTTCACGATACGGTAGAAGTCTTAATCAGAAGTTGCGTAAAATCGAAGAGGGAATCGTTGGGAACTTTACCCCAGAACAACTCGTCAATGAGGGGGTTCAGGACCCTGTGCAACTCGTTCACGGAGGAGTTTGGAAATCAAATTGGAACTTCTACCCAGACGGCAAAGAAGAGCACCTAGGAGAGACGTTAGAGCACAAAGGGCGCACTCTGATTGGTGATGGCGGTCACAGGTTCGCTACTATGAGGAAGTACGCACCTGACACGTTGTTTCCGGTAGAGCATTTAACTCCCGAAGACATGTGGCGCGCTGTCTCAGGTAATAGACCTATTAAACCGATGAAAAAAGACGACTGATGACTCTAGGACCGCAGTTCTACCCACGAGACGAATCTGTTTCCAGCAATATCAGTTTGCGTAAAGACGCACCGTTGTACCACGGTACTGGTGGTGACATTGAAGGCGGCGTAGTCCGGCCAAGTATTGGTCGACCACAAGTGGGCGGTCGAGATGTCGCTTTCTCCACAGAGTCACTTTTTACTGCTGAGTACTACGCAAGTCATAAGGCCAACGAGCAGGGTCGCCTGTTCGGAACGGTCTATGAAGTAGAGCCGATGTCGGATGATGCAAAAATAACCGAAACATTCGGCGGTCACCCTGCCGTCACCGATCCAGCGGGTCTGAGAACCAAAAGGGCTGTGAGTTTTCCTTCCGTCCACGACTACTCCGAAGAACACAGGGCCAAAGCGGAAGAGCGCAAGGCCCACGCGGAAGCCGTTGATCAAATCATGGAGTTCTTTAGATGACTCTAGGCCCTTCCGTTGTCTAGGTAGACATTGAGCACGCCTGAACCCGACGCTCTTGCTTGGAAGAAGTACCCACAGTTCCATCAGTGGTTCAACAAACTCTACTTATCGGAGAGACTCGGTTACAAATGTGGCCCCTGTGGGCTTGCTCCTAGTGAAAGTGGCTGGTATTGCGTACGTCCGGTAATAAATTTGGCCGGTATGGGCGTGGGGGCGCGGAAGCAATGGATCAACGCAGGCGATAATCGCTCCGTAGAACCCGGGTACTTCTGGTGTGAGTGGTTCGACGGACGGCAAATCAGCGCCACCTATCACTGGAGAAGTGGGTGGATACCAGTTTCTGCCTTTGAGGGGGTCCGTGACGTTGAAAATCTCAGTCGTTTCTCTTATTGGATGCGTACTGAGGCCCCAATTCTGCGCGGATTTGAGGAATTACACTCCGCAGAGGTGCTGAACGTCGAATTTATCGGTGATCGGATCGTAGAAATCCACTTTAGAGAGTCACCGGACCCGGACGCAGACCTCTTTGTCCCGATTTGGGCCGACATGGACGTGCCTGAGGACATGATTCCAAGTTTTGAGGACGCAGATGGATATTTAGAAGTGCCTAGACTTGGCTTCGTAGTACGATAACCGCGATGATTACTCTTGAGGATCTCTCTGATCCACCCGCAGCGATAGGTGACGGTGACTGGAATGATGAAGGTGTTGTCATCCTTAAGAACTTTCTTCCAGAAGAACTCCTCGTGGCTTATGAGGAATGTTGGATACGTGAAAACAGGGGACGCCCGATGGGATGGCTCGACCCTGTCCCGTATACCCGATACAAGGAACTGCGAGACCTGCTCCTATATCAACCGCTATGCGATGAGATCGAAGCGCTGATCGGAGAGCCTCCGGGTCTTCACCTGAACCTGACCGGCTGGGTGTCCACTGAGCGCAACTGGCATCAGGACACCTACCTCAACCCCCCGTACGTGGGGGACGCTTATGCGGCTGTGTGGATCGCTCTGGACACCATCCACCCTGACTCTGGTCCCTTCCAATACATCCCCGGCTCCCAGCGTTGGCGCATCATCACGCAGGAGAAGGTCATGGCGCACCTCTCGCCGGAAGAACGTGACCACAGGTGGCCCAAGTACTCCGAGAGACTGCTGACTCCCATCTTTGAGCAGATGATGGAAGAGGGGGGCATCGAACCCGTCTCACACTTACCTGAACGCGGCGACGTGCTGATCTGGAACGGAAGGCTCCTTCATAGGGGTTCTCCTGCCAATGTGCCCGGTATGGAGCGTCGTGCGTTGATCGCACACTACAGTGGTATTCACCACAGACCTGACATGCCTGACGCAAAGAAGTCTCCGTGGGGCGGGTATTACTTCCCGCTACAAACTGATCTCTCTCTTTATTACGGAGAATAATGAAACTTCTAAATGCGGGCTGCGGCACATGGTATGCACAAGGCTGGACCAACGTCGATATCTGGGAAGACGACAACACCAAGCCAGATGTTGTTGCTAAGGCTGGTGAGCCTTATCCGTTTGAAGATGATTACTTCGACGCCGTCTACCTCGGTCACGTTATTGAGCACATCGATTGGTCTGACGTTCCGGCGTTCATCATGGACATGGTGCGTGTTGCCAAGCCGGGTGCCCCCATCCTGATCGTCGGCCCCGATGTGCTCAAGACCATCCACCTCTGGAAAGAAGGCAAAGAGCCGTGGCACATGGTGCTGTCCACCATGGAGCATCAGGACGTGAACTACCAGCCTGATCGCGAACATGAGTGGTGGGACGGAGCCACGCACCATTGGAACTGTCACAACCAGCGAGTTCTTGAACTGCTAGAAGACATTGGCTTCACAGACATTAGTGATGTGTACGACTACATTCCTAACAATCCCTCAGGTAAGGAATGGTACGATCAAGTAACTGATATTACTTGGCCAGTTGTAGGTAAACACCACTGGCAGTTCGCGTTAATGGTGAGGGCTTTCAATGGCAACGACCGAGGGTAAGTGGATTAATAGGGACGGCAAGCGAATTTGGCTTGTCACTATTCTGCCCAAGGAGAAGCGCGGTGACTGAGCGCAAACTCACTAAGCAAGATCAAATGCACATTGATCACCCTTGGGGATCAGAAACTGACGAAGAAAGAATAGCAAATGCTGCTAAAGGCATCTCTAGCGACAGCGTGAGAGAGAAGTTCCTGAACATCGCAGACATGATGAAAGAGCGCCGTCTCAACCCCGTCCAGTTTGAGAACGGGCGGCTGTTCCCCGACGAGTGACGCAAGTCACACAGTTGTTACAAACTCGCTGGTGAGGTAGCAACTCCCGCCAGTAGCGCCCCCGCTAGGATGAGAGTCTCCCCTTCTGGGAACTGACTCCGACTACGCAAGGACGTGCGCCATGGCTTACATCACCGATGAATACGTGTCTCTCCACAACGCCCTCACTCCCCCGTGGGGCTTCGGTGGAATGGGAGAAGTTGTCTTCCTCCGCACGTATAGTCGCAAGAAGGAGAACGGTGATAACGAGACGTGGCCGGAGACCATCCAGCGTGTCATCAATGGGGCCATCGACATCGGGGTGCCGTACACGCAGGAGGAGGCCGAGCAGTTGTTCGACCACATGTTCAATCTGCGCTGCTCGTTCTCAGGACGCGCTCTCTGGCAGTTGGGCACGCCCCTCGTTAACGAACTGAATGGTGCGTCGATCAACAACTGCTACTTCATCAACATCGAAAAGATCGAAGACTTTGAGTTCCTTTTTGACCACCTGATGCTTGGTGGTGGCGTTGGCTTCTCGGTGGAGCGAGCCAAGATCCACGAACTGCCAAAGGTCAAGGCGAACGTGGAGATCACTCACGAGCGAACGCACGACGCTGACATCATCGTGCCCGACTCACGTAAGGGCTGGAGCCGACTGCTTCACTCCGTCCTGAAGTCATACTTCTACACCGGCAAGTCGTTCTCCTACTCCACCGCCCTGATCCGCGAGTACGGTGCGCCCCTCAAGACGTTCGGGGGCACTGCCTCCGGCCCCGGTGCTCTGATCGACGGCATTGAGGACATCTGCAAGGTCATGGAGGGGCGCGTCGGTAAGAAGTTGCGCTCCATCGACGTGCTGGACATCTGCAACATCATCGGGCGCGTCGTGGTTTCCGGTTCCAGCCGACGCTCTGCTCAGATCGCTATCGGTGACCCTGACGACGTGCTGTTCCTTCGCGCCAAGAACTGGTCGACTGGCAACGTGCCTGCGTGGCGTGCCAACTCTAACAACAGCATTTACGCCGACTCCTACGACGAGATCATGCCGGAGTTGTGGAAGGGCTACGACGGGTCGGGGGAGCCGTACGGTCTCCTCAACCGTAAGTTGGCTCGCCAGTACGGACGCCTCGGTGAGCGCAAGGTTGACAACAGCATTGAGGGTTACAACCCGTGCGCCGAGATCGCCTTGGGCGACGGCGAGTCCTGCAACCTCGCCACGATCTTCCTGCCCAACATTGAGTCGCTGAAACAGATGATGGAGATCTCCCGGCTGCTGTACATGTGCCAGAAGCAGATCACTCGTCTTGAGTACCCGTACGAGAAGACGACGAAGATCGTTTCTAAGAACGCACGATTGGGTCAATCTGTGACGGGCATCCTTCAGGCAGAGGAAGTTCAGTTGTCGTGGCTGTCGCCCACGTACGAGTACCTCAGCGACTTCGACACGGAGTACTCCAAGGACAACGACTTCCCCACCAGCGTCCGTCTGACGACGGTTCAGCCCTCGGGGACGCTCGCTCTGCTTCCCGGTGTGACCCCCGGTGTTCACCCCGCCTACGCCCCCTACTACATCCGTCGCGTGAGGTTCGGGTCTGCTGACCCGTTGGTGGACGCCTGTCGTCGTCGTGGCTACCCCATCAAGTGGGACATCGGCATCGACGGTCGTGAAGACCACACTCGCTACGTGGTGGAGTTCCCCTGTAAGTCGCCTGAGGGTGCGGTGCTGGCCAAGGACATGACTGCCGTGGAGCAGTTGGAGTGGGTCAAGAAGATGCAGACGGACTGGGCTGATAACGCTGTGTCCGTCACCGTCTACTACCGCAGTGAGGAGTTGGACGACATCAAGGCGTGGCTGAAGAAGAACTACGACAAGGGGTTGAAGTCCGTGTCGTTCCTTCTTCACAGTGATCACAACTTCCCACTCCCCCCGTATGAGGAGTGCTCTGAGGATGAGTACGACAAGATGCTCAGCAAGATTGACTTCAGTATTCCGTTGGTTCAGACCTCTGTAACTGAAGATGTTGATTTTGGAGAGTGTGCAACGGGAGCCTGCCCTATAAAATAAGGGTGTTATACTTTGGCGTAGATCGGAGGCCGATATGCAGGGAAAAACCCCTATTAGGAAAACTGGTAAGAAGATGGACCCCCAGTGCGGTGGCCGTAAGCGCAAGGGCAAGGGACGCAACTACACCGGTACTGGTTACGTAGTTGACCGTGACGTTGTTGACGCTCGCTCTGGCGAGTACGGCAGCGACCTTTCTCCACGGGTCTCTCGTTGACATAACGCCCCTCAACGACTACTGTTGAGGGGTGGACGAGATCACTTACAACAACTTCCTGAGAGCGTTCCGATTCCTTAGCGATTACAGCGAGAGGGACTGGTTAGAGGACGCGGCATGTAAGGGGATGGACACCAATCTGTTCTTCCCAGACAAGCCGAGTATCAAGGATCGAAAGCGTATCGCTGAGATCTGTGGTGCGTGTCCCGTTCAGAATCAGTGTCGTGACTACGGCGAGCATGAGCGCTACGGCTTTTGGGGAGGCGTTGGAACCCGCACGCGAATCAGGGAAAGAAATACAGATAAAATGCCGTCAACTATTGACGGATAGATCGACAGTGCGATAACCTTCGGGGGTCGGTTGTTTGTTGGTTGGCTCCCGACACAGACGGGGTGGCTTTCGGGCCACCCCGTTCTGTATGTAGGGTAAAGTTACCTGCGTGAAACGTACCCGCAAACCTGAGGCGCTGTCAATAGTAGTTGTGGTGTGGGAAGACGCCCACGCTGACAGCGCCGGTACGTGGGTCAATCTGAGCGACATCGACCCAGAGCCTCTCGTCGTGACCTCCGTCGGCATCCTCCTCGCATCAGAGGTGAAGCCGGGACACGTCACTCTGACGCAGAGTCACGCTGACGGACTCTGCGACCACGTGATCCACATCCCTGAGAAGATGGTCAGGGAGATCACTGTGCTGGGGGCTATAGACATAACCGTCGACTGAGGGTTACACTGCGCCCACGCCCGTGTAGCCCAACGGCAGAGGCAGGGGACTTAAAATCCCTCAAGTGTGGGTTCGACCCCCACCACGGGCACGCCGCCAGATCCTAAGGGGACCGGTTGTCCCCAGTTGTCTTATCAACAACCGGATAAGGGTTCAACTCCTACTGGCGGTACTAGCGCTCAGGGATGAACACCTGTGAGCCAATGAGGTCTTCGGCCTCATTACCAGCGTTCCACTTGTAGAAGTTGTCGGTGTACAAGTGTACGGGCTGGTTGGGAAACATGCGAGCGATGAGTTCCGGGGTAGTCTCCGACTCCTGCGGAACTGCGATGCGCCCCTCCTTGTTGGGGATTCTGAGAGTCACTCCCGGTGCCCAGTTCACACCACCGTTGGCGTTAAGGATGATCTGGTACTTGTTGGGATCGTTGTACACCTTCTCGGACACCGTCCGGTAGGACTGCTCGTCCTCACCAATGAGAAAACGACCTTCTTTCACCTTGTCCACAGACATACCTTCTCCTTGTGGTTGGAAACCGCAGACACCCGCAGGGTGTCTGCCTTAGCCCGCCCCCTACGGGGGCTGGGCCTCGCGCAAGCGCTCGGCCAGAGGGCTTCTCTCCGTTCCCCGTTTCCCTTGTACAACTTCCATTATAGCGAGCCTGTCAATAGGAGGCCCCAAGAAAAAGTAAAAAGCCCCCTGAGCAGGCTCCCGAGGTAGAATCTATCAGCCATAATATGTATGTCCGCAAGTAACTACGGAGGCCGCTCCATGTCAACTAGAGCCGTGTTGAACTACACCGTCGACCGGGGCGAGCCTTGGGAGCGGTTGATTATCCCGAAGGATCGCAGAACCCGCAGGAAGCGCGTCCCCGTTGAGGCTGACGCCTCCATCAAGATCGGAAGCACCATCTACATCCTGCCGGTGACCATCACCTCGGAGGGTGGTCTGCTCCTCACCATGACCGCCAACAACACCGAGTGGCTCGCTGATGGAGAGTACGACTGGGATCTGGTGGCCACCGTCAGCCGGTCTGCCCTCCTCACCTCCACCCCTCTGGCAGAGACCGTCGTCGTTCACGGCAAGTTGGTCGTCAGCACTTACGACAACCTGACTCCCATGGACTCCGATGGCGTCCCCACTGCTCTGGTGGCTCGGACGTGAACTGGCTCGGCATCCTCGCTACCGTCCTCGCCCCCGGTGGTTTAATCGCCCTCCTGATTGAGAAGACGCGGAGAGAGAACAACCGCGACCACGCCCGTAACTCTGAGGTGCTAAAGTCGATTGATAAGAAAGTCGACAAGATCGACCAGCGGTTAGACCACCACATCGAATGGCACTTAGATAAGGAACAATGAGCGACAGCGAAACTTATCCATGGCGACCAAACGTCCCCTATAGCCGGGACAACCCGTTCCAAGGAACGTCTGGACGAATCCTCCGCCCCAGATACGGAGGCGATGATGGTCAGGGTTCTCTAGAGTTAGACGTTGTTGGCCGTGGAGCCTTCGGAGACTCTGGACCCGGAGGCCCAGACGGAGTAGTCGTATCAGACGTAGCAGAGTTCGACTCCAGCAGATGCGCTGCGTCTAGGTACCACTTTAATGACAAGAAGTTATTTATGACTTGGACCAACGGCAAGACTCCGTGGATATACCACGATGTTCCAGTTACTGTTTATTCTGATTTTGTGTCGTCTGGGTCTAAGGGCAAATACGTAAATGCAGTTTTAAATTTATATGGTCATAATAAACTGTTCAATGGAGAGCAGTATTCTCAATACGTCTACGGAGTTATGCCGAGCATAAATGAGTCATGATTTACTTACTAATTGTTGTGGCCTTTGCCACTGGTGCCTATCTATTATTCCGCGACACCATGAACCGCATCCAGTACCTTCAAAGTGTGCGACTGTACTGGATAACCAGAAACAACGGCGTGCGTGGGACGAGAGTAGTAACTCGGGCGTTCATGCGCCAGACCGCGCCCCCGTGGTGGAGGGGTACTGGCATACAGTTTCGTGCTGGTAAGTACACGTTCCAAATTGGGATATTAACGAGTAGAGCCAACGGCCTGTTAGATCAGGTAGACGGCAGGGAGTTAGATGAAGATGCGAAACAGATTCGGGCGTGGGGCAAGCGAGCAACGGCAGATAAACCCCTCGTACATCAAGAGGGCTGAGTCGATTCACCCGTCAGATGCCCCCGCGCATCTGGACTCCATCGCTATCTCATTACATCAGGCGCTGGATAACTGGCGTCACAACGGAGGCCCAGCAGACGAAGTGACTCTGTGTATAGACGCTATGGTTGCCTTATGGACCGTAGTAGAAAGACGGCAGTCAAGTGAGTGAGACCCTTGACTACTTAGACGGGTATGAAGAAGTAGACGATGTCCCAGAAGTAAATGACGATCTGGACGAAACTACTGCTGAGTTCGTAGACGATCTCGTCAAAAAGTTAATACTTTTTATTGAAGAGTTCTGTGACGTTAAGTTCTTCCCGTATCAGTTGCCTATCGCCTACTCATTCATTGAGTCCATCGTTCTAGGCGACGGTGAGGAAAAGACCCTGATTGCCACCCGTCAGAGCGGCAAGTCTGAGGTGGTATCCAACCTCATCGCCGGTCTCATGGTGATCCTTCCTCGTCTGTCCAATGTGTACCCCACGTGGCTAAAGAAGTTTGAGAAGGGATTTTGGGTGGGCGTGTTCGCCCCCACCGAGGAGCAGGCAGACACCGTGTTCGGACGTGTGGTCAGCAAGTTGACCAGCGAGCACGCTATGAATTTCCTTCTTGATCCCGACATTGATGACAAGGCCACGGGTGGCGGCGGTCGCGGTAAAGGCAAGATCATCACGCTAAAGAAGTCCGGCTCTCTCTGCCGTATGCAGACCTGTAACCCCAAGGCCAAGATCGAATCTAAGACCTACCACTTCGCGTTCATTGACGAGGCTCAGGAGGCCGACGAGGTCATGATCGCCAAGTCGATCAAGCCCATGCTTGCGTGGAACAACGGAAGCATCGTGCTAGGTGGTACGGCTCAGCGCTACAAGTCGTACTTCTATAACGCCATCCAGTACAACAAGCGTCGCGACATCAACGCTCGCGGCCACAAGATCCATCACCATGAGTACGACTGGAAGATGGCGGCGAAGTACAACTCCAACTATGCCTCCTTCATCTCCAAGGAGAAGTTACGTATTGGTGAGGACTCAGATGAGTTCCAGATGTCGTACTGCAACAGGTGGATGCTTGAAAAGGGTATGTTTGTGTCTGAGGACAGACTTGAGCATCTTTACGATCCGAGTATGCCTCTGGTACACGAATGGTGGAAAACTCCAATAGTTGTTGGTATAGACGTTGCCCGTACTAATGACTCAACTGTGATTACTCCCGTGTGGGTTGACTGGGACCACCCAGATCCGTTCGGGTTCTTTGAACATAGAGTGTTGAACTGGCACGAGATCAACAACGTCGAATGGGAGACGCAGTACTTTGAGATCATTGATTTTCTTCGTAACTATGACGTATACAGGATCGGGGTGGACGCGCAAGGTGTCGGAGGTGCAGTGGCCGAACGCCTTCAGATTCTTCTCCCAGACATCGAAGTTATCGCAGTTTCATCTGATGCAAAAGCACAAAACGAGAGGTGGACACATCTGACGCAGTTGATCCAACGCGATCAGTTGATTGTCCCCGGCCACAGTAAGGCCCGCCGCACCAAGCGATGGAAGAAGTTCAACCAGCAGATGGCTGATCTAGAGAAGGTTAACCGTGGTCCCTACCTGTTAGCAGCCGCTCCAGATGAGCGCGGGGCCTTTGACGACTATCCAGATTCTCTTGCTATTGCGTGCGCTATGACGGTGCAGGATGTCATGCCGACTGTTACAGTGTATGAGAACCCGTTTTTTGAATAAGTCGTAAAACTGAGGCATACAATACGGGGTAGTGCTACCATTGCAACCGTAAGTACCTACACGGAGGTTTCCTCTTTATGGACATGAACCCGACTATCGCCCCGCAGAACCCGTATCCCGAGGCCATGCGTAACGTCTTTGAGCGCGTTATGGCCCCGAGCATCCCGGGTAACCGTGGCCCCCAGCGTTTTCAGGAAGGCATTGAGAGCGACACTGACGTTCCCAACGACTTCGCGCAGGGAGCGTACGCCGACACGGCTCCGGCCCCGACGCGCATGAACCACAACAACCGCGACATGTTCTTTAAGTACCCGGAGCAGACGATGCGCGAGCGTGCCCACGTTGGCTCGGCCTCGTGGATTGAGGCTCCCGGCGTGCTGTCGGACTTCGTCACGGGCACCGTTGCTGGTGACGGTATGCCGACCTTTGAGGTCGCCGCCAACTCCGGTATGCACATGAACCGGCCCAACCCGGTTCGTGTTGACGGCTGACCATGACCGGCGGCTCGTCCGCCGCTAGCGGTTCTGCCGCTACCTCGGGAAGCGGGGCATCTTTTAGTACCACCACCTCCTCCGGTGATGCAGGTGAGGCATCCACCGATGCTGGAGGTGAACTAACTGGTACTGAGGATGTCCCGCTTCCTGTTTCTCCGTACGCCATAGTTGGTGGTCACGGTAGGTGCAAGTGCTGCTTCGCGGACGGGTATACCCGTTGCCGACGCTAAGACAGGCTATGCTTGTCTGAGTGCGTATATCAGGAAGGTAGTCACTTGGGAATCAAGATACTCACCATTGACATTGAGACGCGCCCGAGCCTCGCCTACGTGTGGGGACTGTGGGACCAGAACGTCGGCCTCAACCAAGTTGAGGAGTTTGGCACGGTCATCTCATGGGCAGCGAAGTGGTACGGAGAGAAGAAGGTCCACTTCGCCAGTGACTACCACGATGGTCACGCTTCCATGGTTGAGCAGGCGTGGAAGATGTTGGACGAGGCTGATGCCGTTGTCGGGTACAACAGCAAGTCTTTTGACATGAAGCATCTCAACAGAGAGTTCGTGTTGGCGGGGATGCCCCCGCCTTCTCACTATGTAGACATCGATTTGATGCAGGTGGTCAAGCAACGATTCAAGTTCGCCTCCAACAAACTCCAGCATGTCGCTGTCGAGTTGGGCATCGGCTCCAAACTCCAGCACGACGGCTTCGACCTGTGGGTGGGCTGTATGCGGAACGAGGAGAAGGCATGGCGCACCATGAAGAAGTACAACATGCAAGACGTTGTGCTGACTGAGCAGGTGTACGAGAGACTTCTGCCGTGGATTAAGACTCACCCACATCAGGGTCTATACGACGGAGATTTGGATGCTTGCCCACGCTGTGGCCACGACGACCTAGTGATAAACCGCTACTATATGACACGTACCGGTAAGTACCGCATCATGCAGTGCAAGGGGTGTGGCGGGTACACCAAGGACAACAAACTCATCGAACGAGTTACCAATACCACCCTGTAGGAGAGGTTATGGCTGAGAAGAAAGACAGCAAGAGCAGTAAGTACACTCGCGGAGGGATCACCTTTGAGGGCTACAACAAGCCTAAGAAGACTCCCGGCCACGCCACCAAGTCGCACGCTGTGCTGGCTAAGGAAGGCGACACGGTCAAGTTGATCCGCTTCGGTGAGCAGGGGGCCAAGACCGCTGGTAAGCCCAAGGCTGGCGAGTCTGAGAAGATGACGAAGAAGCGTGCGTCCTTCAAGGCCCGTCACGGTGCCAACATCAAGAAGGGCAAGATGAGTGCCGCGTACTGGGCTGACAAGGTGAAGTGGTAATGGCACCACGCAAGAGCGCGTCCCCGCGCAAGAGCGCCCAGTACTACCGCAACAACCCCGACGCTAAGGCTAAGAAGGACGCTTACAACAAGGACTTCAACAAGAAGCCTGAGCAGCGCAAGAAGCGTACGGAGTTGAAGCAAGCCCGCCGTGACCGTGACATGGACGGTAAGGGTGGCAAAGACCTGTCCCACACCAAGGATGGGAAGTTAGTTAAGGAAGACCCCAGCGCTAACAGGGCTAGAAACCGAGGGAAGAAGTAATGGCTGAGAAGAAGTCGGCGGCTAAAAAGCCTGCCAAGAAGAAGACGGAGTCCCGAGTTAATGAGGCTGGCAACTACACCAAGCCTGCTCTCCGAAAGCGACTCTTCAATGAGATCAAGGCCGGTAGCAAGGGTGGCGACGCTGGTGAGTGGTCGGCTCGCAAGGCTCAGATGTTGGCTAAGCGGTATAAGGAAGCCGGTGGAGGGTACAAGGACTGATGGCTAAGAAAGCGCCCCAGAAGTCTCTGGAAAACTGGACCAAGGAAGAATGGGGAACGAAGTCCGGCAAGAACTCAACACAGGGCAAGAAGGCTACCGGCGAGCGCTACATGCCCAAGAAGGCTCGTGAAAAGTTGAGTGATGCTGAGTACAAGGCCACCAGCGATAAGAAGCGAGCCGGAGATAAAAAGGGTAAGCAGCATGTATCTAACACACCTGCTGCCAAGAAGGCTACAAAGAGCGCACGCATAAAAAAGTAGTCTGCTATCCTCTTTAGTACGTACGTCTGACGGGAGCACATAGTGCCAGTTGATTTTTGGTCACCAAGTTATAGAGCGAGTTCTAGCGACCTTACGGTTGCCATCTCCCCCCTCGGTCTTGTTGAACTTGCTGACGAAGAGTTTGAGGTTCATGGTCCTCGTCTGAACCGCTACGCCGCCTGCTGGGCTTGGTATCTCGGCCACCATTGGTCGCACCGTCGTGAGATGGGCGAGCCGAATCTCGCGTTGAACTACGTCCGCACTATGGCGGACTACATCACTAACTTTTGCTTTGGTAAGGGAGTGCAGTTCAACACCCCGGAAGCCAACGGTGCGATCATTCCCCACGTTCTTCAGAAGGTGTGGGAAGTAGACAACAACAAGCAGAAGGTGCTCTGGGAGATGGGGCAGTTGGCCGGTGTTACCGGGGACTGCTTCGTCAAGGTGGCCTACGAGCAGCCGTGGGAAGACACTCTTGGGGTTATCCATGCTGGCCGCACTCGCATCATTCCATTGAACCCCGCCCATTGCTTCCCTGAGTACCACCCCCACGACAGGGACCGCATCCTCAGGTTCAAGTTGAAATACCGGTTCTGGGGCACCAGCCCCGAGGGCACTCGTCAGGTCTACACCTTCACTGAGATCCTCACCGATGAGACGGTGGAGCAGTACATCAACGATGAGTTGATTGATCAGTACGAGAACCCCATCGGCAAGGTGCCGGTCATCCACATTCCGAATGTCAGCATCTCGTCGTCCCCGTGGGGGCAGGCTGACATCTGGGACATCATCCCGCTCAACCGAGAGTTGAACGAGAAGATGACTGAGATCTCAGACATCATCAACTACCACAGCGCTCCCGTGACGATCATTACTGGTGCTAAGGCTTCACAGTTGGAGCGTGGTGCCAAGAAGGTGTGGGCTGGCCTCCCCGACAAGGCCCGGGTGTACAACCTTGAGTCCAGCGGTGAGATGGCAGGTGCGCTGAACTACGTGCAGATCATCAAGCAGGCGATGCATGAGATCACTGGTGTGCCTGAGACTGCTCTTGGCAAGACACAGCCGATCTCCAACACCTCGGGCGTTGCGTTGGCTATCCAGTACCAGCCGATGATGAACCGCTACTACATGAAGCGGACGCACTTCGCTAAGGGCCTCGTTCAGTTGAATGAGTTAATCATTCGTACGCAGGCTGTTCACGAGCCGGAGTCGCTCCAGTGGAATCCCGCCGAGGCGACGTTCCCCGAGCCTGATCAGTTACAGGTGCTTGATCCTCGTGACCCAAATACGTACAAGACCTCTATCCACTGGCCGGACCCGCTCCCCGTTGACCAGTTGATCAAACTCAACGAGTTGCAGGCGAAGATGGCGATGGGTCTGGAGTCCAAGCGTGGCGCTCTGCGTGCTCTTGGCGAAGAGTTCCCCAACGAGAAGATGGCCGAGGTATCCGAAGAGTTGCGTGATGACGCAATGGATCAAGGTGCTCTTGAACTAATTAATGCTCAAATAGCCGCATCGGTAATGGCACTTACTGGTATGGTTACACCTGACGGAGCGCAGCCTGCTTCAGAGACAAAGAGCGCAGGCGGCTCCGACGTAACATCTGCCGGTTCCGCACAAGAGGGATCGGGAGTGATGCCGGGGGTTAGCCCCTCCGGTGACATAGTTAATCAATTGGCGCAGCGGGCATACGGAGCCAACTTGGCTCAACGACGTGTGCCTGACACGGACTGACTAACGGGAATCTATTTCAGACATATCAGCACGACAACGTGAGGTATTAACAATGGCAGTTAATGAGACCGGTGACTCTGTCACCATTGATAACCCTGTGACGGCTCCTGTTGAGCAGGAGGCCTCGGCCCCTGTTCAGGAGACGCAGCGAAGCAAGAACGCTCGGATGTTCTCCGAGGACGAAGTGGAAGCGATCCGTCGTCAGGAAAAGGACAAGTTGTACGACAAGATCAACAAGTTGCAAGAGCAGGTTGAGATCTTCAATCACGAGCGCGAAGAGCAAAAGCGCCTCGCTGAGGAAGCCTCTGCTAAGGAAGCAGAAGAGCGTCGCCTCCGTGAAGAGGAGGAAATGTCTGCCAAGGAACTTCTTACTAAGAAAGAAGATGAGTTCCAGCAGCGCATTAACACAGCCCAAATGGAGTGGGAAGAGAAGTTCAACGCACTCCAGCAGGAGGCTGAGGCTCAGAAGGCGGTCCTAGATCAGGAGCGTCGCTACCAAGAACTTGAGTCGTACAAGTCACGCCGCATTGCAGAAGAGCAAGACAGCATTATGCCGGAACTTCTGGACTTCATTAAGGGAAATTCAGAAGATGAAATTGAAAGCGCAATTTCGGCAGTTGTTGCTCGTACATCTGCTATTGTGGAGAACATCCAACAGGCTATGCCGCAACAGCAGCAGCGTCTGAGGGGAGTCCCGGCGACGGGATCAACCCCAATTGGGCCATTGGAGAATATGACGGAGCAGCAGACATTGACCTCGGCAGACATTGCCAACATGTCGATGGATCAGTATGCACAGATCAGGGACCGGCTCTTGGCACAAGCCTC